CCGCTGGGTTTCTGCCCGCTTGAGCCGCTGTTCCCACCTTCGTTCCATAGGTTTCTTGTAGAGACCAAATGTTTTGATATTAAAGTACGCGTTGTAACGCAGTTCGCGTTGTAACGCATTGGATAAAGATGTCATGGGCCTTTTGGCAAAAATAAAAAGTATATTCAAAGAAACAGAGTGGTAAACTTCGTTCACATTTGATCTAATAAATATCTCCCAAGAAAAACAAAAAAGAAAAGATGCAAATTTTTGTCAAGAGTGAGTAGGAGCCTCATTTTCATTTTATCTTTTGTCACACATGAACTAACTTTCGATTGTAGCACTGACTGGCAAGACGATCACACTAGAATGTGAAAGCGCCGACACGATCGAGAATGTCAAACAGAAGATTCAAGACAAGGAGGGAATCCCACCCGATCAACAGCGTTTGATCTTTGCAGGGTAAGTTATTGGTTTTTCACCATCAACCACTGACTTCCAACTTTCTTATTTTCTTACAGAAAGCAACTCGAAGACGGAAGAACTTTAGCAGATTATGGAGTCCAGAAAGAATCCACTCTTCATCTTGTTCTTAGACTTCGTGGTGGTATGCAGATCTTTGTCAAGAGTAGGAACCTCATTTTCATTTTATTTTTTGTCACACATGAACTAACTTTTTCTTTTCTAATGAAGCACTGACGGGCAAAACCATCAGGCTAGAAGTCGAAACCAGCGATACCATCGAAAATGTCAAACAGAAGATACAAGACAAGGAGGGTAAACCACCAGATCAACAAATACCACCAGATCAACAAGATTGATCTTCGCTGGGTAAGTTTGGAGATTTATCAGATTAACCCGCTTCAAAGGTGACTAACTTTATTTTTATTTCGGGGAATTCAGGAAACAACTTGAAGATGGCCAACTTTAGCCGATTACGGAGTCCAGAAAGAAGCCACGCTTCATTTGCTGCGTTTGAGGGCTTGTGGCCGACATTCAGTCGGGAAGAGCTAGATCCATAAACTCCACGGAATAAACCTTTGACAAAATTACTTTCGTTTTTTCCTCACCTCCCTTTGAAGCGGCAGAATTGTTGACGATCTTGCTTTGTTGACGATCTTGCTTTGTTGACGATCTTGCTTTGTTGACGAACTTGCTTTGTTGACGATCTTGCTTTGTTGACGATCTTGCTTTGTTGACGATCTTGTTGATGATCTATATCTTCGACTCAAGTATCCTTCGCAATATCTATGACTTCTAACATACACAGCTTAACCAAAGCAGTTCCTAATGTGAGCGAGTATGGCTCTCGGGCCACATTGCTGAGAAGGATCTGAAGATCATTTTCTTCTGTTTGGTGAATCTGAATCATGATCTTGTTTTTGAGGAGAAAATCAGCAATTTCGTAATCCACCATTTTGCTCTTCATAGGAAATTCCAAAAGTGTGGCATCTGAGCGCGGGAAAAGCATAAGACTTTCAGTAGTTGTTATTGTAAGATCGTACATTGATTTCTTATCGTTCATTGAAAGTGATTGCACCGATGAACACAATAATCGGGCGAAGAAAAAAGATGTCGCTCCTCATTGTGTCGTCGATTCTGTTGGCGGTAGGTGCCGGTTCTCTTGTGTCCACTGGCCTATACTTCTGGGTAAACCAACCGCCGTACGAAAAGAATATCGAACTTCAAATCTTTGAACCCAGAGAGCCAGGTTGCGACGATCGTAATCCAAACACTTATAACAAACCCGAACTCATAATAACATAAAGATCATTCTGTTTGAATGCGCGTCCATATTTTTTCGACCATCAACGTTTTCCTACCGCGATAAGAAAGTCCACATTCTCTCGCAACATCGCGCAAACTTTTCACATTCATGCATAGTAGTTTCGATTTAGTGATTTTGCTGTCTGGTATTGTTGGATGATCGGATGATGCGATCTCCTCTGGCGTATCTTTATCCACTTCGTCATTGCTGGGTTTTTCAGTTACGACTTCCTCCGGCGTCTCTTCGGTTACGACTTCCTCGGGCGTCTCTTCGGTTACGACTTCCTCCGGCGTCTCTTCGGTTACGACTTCCTCCGGCGTCTCTTCGGTTGCTTTGTCCCCGCCAAGCTGTTGTGGGTTGAGTTCAATTCGGGAAGAACATGAGAGTAACACCTCTTTGATAGCTGGGTCCATGGATGCGTGTGTTTCATTGCAATTCACCTGCGCAGCTGTGTGTAGCGCAGAGCTCACGTTTATCTCTCGAACGTCGGTTGGGGAAGCCACAGTTGTTGGCGACAGGCGCTTCTCTGAATGTAATGTGACTTCCCTCAAATCCTTTCGCAACGATTCTGGAGCGGTACGCACAGCTGTACTGCGTGTGGAGTGTTGTTTCAGTTCTACAATGCGTACGGCCTCGTCCGTCTGATCGTCAGCAGGAATCGCTGTTTGCGAGATAAAGACTGTTTTGGAGTTGTCAGGTTCAGTTTCTTGGACCCACTCGTCTACTTTTACAATCGTGGAGAGTGCTCGCGAGCAATCGGATCGACGCAAAAACTTAAAATCTCCGTAACCGGGAAAGACACACACGATTGACATTGGTGGATGTGTTGTTATGATATTGGGTTTAAAAACTTTTTAATTTAACGCAGATATTGCAACACCCGAACCCCTGTTCTTTTTTAGCGGACGTTTTGAATGGAAGAGACAAACTCCCAGTGGAGATCGTAACAGATGTGTCGCCAGAAACGGTCTTGTTTGGTGAGCTTATCATCACCCTTCAAGAGTTTGAAACATGGAAGAAATTCGTTCCAACCCCGGAGCTCGCAAATCTTATACAGGATGTACGCGTAGGAGAGGAAATTCTTGCGGTTCGGTTCTAGAGTGGGTCGCCACTTTTCGAAAGGACCCTGAATGGCGAGAAACATCAGACGGGCCTGCTCCTCCTGTTCGGGCGTCATCCTGGGAGGCGGATGGCCAGAGATGCGCGAGTAAATCAACTGTTTATGCTCATTCATCTTGCGAAAATCCTCCCTCTGCGGCCTCGCTGTTTTTATGATCTCCTCCACCATCTCGATCGTGATGTCTTTGCCGCGGCGGATGCCTATCTGATGCAGTTCTTTGAGAATCACTTCGAACACCCACCTCGGTATCTCGGTTGATTCCTTCCCCTGAAAGAGGTTGAGCCACTCGTTGAATCGATTGATTCGCTTGTAGCTGAAAGTCGTGAACTCGACCTCGTCCCCGTACGCCAACACGTTTGAGGTGGCATCCATGAAGGGCTTGGTCCGGCCACACTTACCACACAGCAGCATCGAGGTCTTGCTGTTGAGGCGTAAAGAAATACCACAGTGTTCGCATATGTCAACCTCGTGGAACTTGACATCCGGAGAGACATTGACACAACAGCTGAGGAACTCCATGAAAATACCTTTGCGTTCTTCGTTCGCCTTGCAGAATTTCCAGATGCCACGATGTTCCATCGTATTTTTCCGTTTGGGCGTGCTCCTTTCCATCTCCCTGAAAAGGCTCTGCTGCTGCGACAACTCGACGTAGGGGCGGGCCTGGTCCTGTAATGTCAGCAGACCCTTGGCACCCTCCATGCTGGTGATCTTCTTCTTCAGCTTCAGAATCTTGCGCTCTAGACTCCATACATCGCGTTTGACTGGATGATTCGCTGCCACGAGGACGGCCAGTTTTTCATTTGTGGTGGCGACCTCGGATTTCAGTTTGGGCAGTTCGTCTTGTGCCTTTTTGGACGCTTCAGCTTCCACATATTCCATGTACTCCTCCACGCACGACGACTGGCACACGTCGATAGATGAGGTTGGTGTGTTTTTTTTCCTTTTGACCTGTTGGAGTTTCCATTGCGTAGGCATATGATTTGACCGCTGCTGTGTTTGTTTTAACAACCTATAAATAAATTTGGCAAGACCACGATCTCGCAAAATACTATCGAATAAGACGGAAAACAAAACCAATAAAACTTAAAAGATCGTAGGAATCGGTGCTAGGCGGGATTCCGAAAAAACAAAAGTTCAATGTGGACCCGGGTTTGTTGCCACGACATTTTTTCAAAGTGGAGCAGTCTGATGTGGAGGAGCGCCAGCCACTTTATCTGCACCGTTTGTTTCAGTGTCATTTTGTATGATTCACTTGTGAGTGCAAACAGCCCACGCAGCCCCCGCCAACCAGAAAATCTAAAATTCGTCGGTTTCTAAGGTCTTCGTTTCCATTATCCCGACCATGACTGTGTCTATTTCTTGAAAATTGAGACCAAATTGTTTCAATGAGTGCTCGACATTATTCAGTTTTTGTCCGATCTCGTCGAGCAAAATTGTTCCGTGGGCGCTGATGTTGGCATCTTCGCGATATGATTTGATAAATCTCCTGATGCCTATTTCTGCGTCTTGTAGGTAGCGTCGCGTTCTCCACAAGAGTTGGAGATTGCTGAAACGCTGGGTATCTATTTTGTCGATCGGTACAATTTCTTCTTTGGTTTCTCCCACATGGTTGTGGATCTGCTCCTTGTCGATCGTTGTGTCGAGGATGGCGAATGCCTCTCTGGCTGTCTTCGCAATGTTGTTCAGGTTTTTGTACCGATCCTCATTGTACCAAATGCGCATCAGACCCTGCCATGCCGACGGAGGTGAGACCGAAATCGATCCACCCTCCGTGTAGAGATACTTGTTCTCGCGGAAGGCACCGATCACTTTTAGCTTTCGGAAGACCTCGTCATAGCCATGGTTCATGTTTATTTCGATCTCTTAGAATATCTTTACATAATGGCCGCTTGAACCACTTAAATCCCTCTAATCCATTTTGGTTTCCCTAACCTTTTAAAATTCGGAACTATAATAAATGACAGGTTGCAAAGCAATCACTCAAAGTGGTAAGAAGTGCAAAAGGGTTTCGTCACCAAAGTGCTATGGCCTTTGTTGGCAGCACGGCACCAATTACTCAAAAGTAACAAAAGCATGTAGATCCAGATCGAGATCTAAAAAACGCACAACAAAGAAGAAGGTCAGTCCCACGAAACGCACCACAAAGAAACGCACACCCACGAAACGCACACCCACGAAACGCACACCCACGAAACGCACACCCACGAAACGCACACCCACGAAACGCACACCCACGAAACGCACAACA